TGCAGGAAAAGTGGAAGCCGTCATCATTGAAGGACTGAATGCAGAAATACGATATTCGGGAAGAGACGAGGGCAGAGACGAGGAGGCCCAAGAGGAATGACGGGAAGAGAGAAATGCCCGCCAGGGAAAAGAGAAGGTACATGAGCCAGCCTACGTGAAAACCCGCACACATAGAGCATGTGACCAATTTTTTTACCTTCCGTTGAAACCAAACGTGAAATTGAGCCGATTGAGAGGCGCTATCGGNCCAAGATGTGAGCCGATTACGCAATTCTTCGAAAATGTTGCCATGAATGATAATATCGGTAGCGGATACGCATGATATGATGAATAGAAGCCAAATGAAGTAAAACATGGAACACCTTAAGGTTTAATTCGAACAATTTTCGCTTCTTGCTTCCTTCTGCGCCGTTCTTCGTAGAGACCCGTAATATATCGACGGGTTTGCACCTTGGGGATGCTACCTTTCGCCTGCGCTGCTGGAATTTCGCCCAATTCGGTGCTCGCCTCTTCATCGGGCTCAAGAAGGAACTTCTCGAACTCTTCTTCTCTCGCTTCATCCGCCATGTAATACGGGCGTTCGTCTTCGATGAACTTTGAGATCGAAAAAACGACAATTTCTTCCGATTTGCCACCAATATTGGATTCTTCGGCGTACTGCGCCTCTATGCTGCCGTATACCTTGCCCCCACGCACGGTCTCTGGCTGAATGACCCCTTTTGACGCCAAATATCGGAAAAAACGGTCCTGTGCATCATAAATGTGGTCACCATATTCCTCCCTAGGGAATGTGATTATTGAATTCTTCTGTGGCTGCACGACGATCATGATTTCGGGGTGATCATCGATCTGAAAATAGCCCTCGAGCGTCCTCCGAAGCTTGAGCTTCATTTTGAGCGGATGCTCGACCGTGCTCTTATCAGGTTCTGCTGGTGCCTTTATCTTTACCGTAACCTTGTCGGGTTCGGCGGTCGACTTAATCTTTACTTTTACTGTCATCCAAGTTTACCTCATGAACCAGACCTTGAAGGTGCATGATTTCTGCAATCATGTCCTCATTCAAAGGCTGCCGTGCGTATTTATCGCACAGTTTGTCAATTTTTTCAAGGGCAGAAGCCATACTAGCATCACTTTTCACGTCGGGGAGAGTTTTTGCCCTCTCAATGCCCTCTTTCAGCCTCCCAAGCTCATCCGAAACAAATATTTTAAAGGAGGTGCCATTGTCTGCGATGGTTGTAATGTATCTCCCAAGAAGCTGCCGTTGCTCTGGAAGGAGCTTCTCGGAAAACTTCTCATTAAAGCTGTTTACGTATATGCCGAGGGCGAGAGCGTCCATTGGCTCCATCTTCTGCTCTTCCTTTTCATCGGCGGTAGCCGTCATGGTAGAGATGAGATTGTTTTCGAGTGTAATCCGACTCTTTACCTTGAGTTTGTTCCCAAAAAGCTGATCGATTGTGGCGAGGGTCTTGTAATTTGGGATAAAGTTCATAAACATGCTTTTTTTGTCGAAATTCGAGTTAATGTAGTCAAGCATTTCGTCTTGTTCTCGCTCAAGATCTGCTTGATCAACAAAATTGGCATAAACCTTGTACACCTCCGCCAATGTTCGGCGGGCATCGGGTTCGGATGCCCCCTTGGTTTCTAGGAGAGCCTGATAAAGATCGAGAACCTTTCTCAAATTCGTCCCTTCTGCAAAAAATACCTTGGCCGCATAGATCCCGCTATCCTGTTTGGTCTTGTCACCACCAATGCTAGCCCTTGCGATCTCTCGCGCTAGCGCTTCATAGACAAAACCAACATTGCGATTCTTGTTTGTCTTGCTTTTAGCCATTGAGTTGCTCCTTGTTTTTTACCGCTTCGTTTATTTCGTTCAAAAGATCATCGACGCCTTCGAGGGTCTCGAGGATTTCAGCCTGCCTGCCACTCAAATCTACATCGGGTCTTTCGGGATAAATCTTCTCAAAAACTTCGTCGGGGTTGCCTTCCATGAGGCCCTTGCTCAACGTGCCAAGCTCCCCCATTCCTTTAAATATGTTACGCGTGCTCGAACCTGCCATCTGTTTCGCCCATTGCCCATTGTAGTTGCTTTTTCGGGCTCCCATATCACGCTTATCATCGCTAACACGCTTATACTTCTTCCCCTTCCAACCAGGCTTCGTATATTCATCATCCCGCTTCGCAGGGGCGGCAAGAAGGGCGCTATCTCCCTCCCCGCCTTCTAGCTCATCTGCACCGCCAGCCTCGAGATCAATGCTTTCTGGGTCCATCTCGTCCCCAAATTCGGCGTCGAGCTCTTCTTCGCCGAAGAAGTCACCCGCACCTACTCGGGCACTCTCTTGCGCCGCTTCAAGGTTACTATCAACGTAACGATCGTAATACATTTCACGTTGATTTCGGAGGAACTCTTCATGACTCTGCGCAAAGAGCTTCTCGCTAATCCAGCGGCGACTCATAAACCCATCGATTGCAGCGGCGGCAACATCAAACTTGGTTCTCCAATGCTCCAAATCTTGCAATTCTGCAATTTTGCTCGGATTGTTGAGAAAAAGCTTAAAATCGATGAGATCCTTTCCTCGGTAGCCGAGGGAGAAGAGATGCACAATGCCAATTTTTTCAAGCTCTTCAACAATTGCTCGCTGCACACGCTGAATTGTCCTTGAAAACTGAATATCCTTCTGCGCCAACGTTGTTTTATCTTCCCCTCCGTCTTCGCTCCGAATGAGATAGGACGTTGGAATCTTGAGGGCTGCGAATAGCTTGTCTCGAAGGTATTTTACATCGTCAATATCCCCAACAAACTGCCCGCCAGGGAGGGGTTCAATCTTGGTTTTGCTCGTGTCACCACGGACGGGAAGGAAGTAGTCCTCTTCGACGTGCATGGGGTTGTATCGCAGGTCAATTCGACCCGTCTGTTCATTAACAATGCTTCCTCGCTTCATGGAGGTGATGATCTTCTGCATGTACTGATCAACATCTTGTGCCGAAATACTTCCGACATCGATGTAGAATACCCTCCGCTCGGGTGCGCGCACGAGGCGATAGGCCATCATCGCATCTTCAACCAACTGCACCTGCCGCCAAATACGGCGAGCACTATCCAAGATGCTCTGCCCGTACGGGACATATTTATCGTCGCCGAGGAGGCGGAAATGGCCAACTTGCCAATTTTCAAATGTGAGGCCACCACTATTCCATTGGAACTGCACATACGTTGGGTTGGTAGGATCTTGTCCTTCTAGGCGCTCCACCTCGGAGGAAGGGAGGCCTATTGTGTTTGTAATTCCCATGCGATCATCGATGTCAAGATAGATGAAGTAGTCACCATATTTGACGGTCGTACGTACCCACTGAAATAGATTCGATTCGACATTGAGAACGTCAATGTACAATGATTCTAAGACGCTCTTAATCTCATCATTGCTGCACTCTATCCGCATCATCTGCGTCAATGGATTGCTCGTTGTTACATCATCGGCGTACATGTCCAATGCTGCAGCAATGTACGGGTCATATTCCATTTGATCGAAATCGGCATACCGTTGCGCCCTATTGTGATTCTGCATCACATTGGTCATGATCTGCGAGAATGGGCTACTATCAAGCTTCTTGAACGCCTGCCCCTGCGCTGAAGTAAACTTGTACTTATCAAGCTGCCGTCTTCGCAACTTGTGGTACGTCTGCCTTCGGTAATTTACAATGGGGCCAGAGAACAGCTTGGTTAGCTGTCTATAAAGTTTTGACTCACTGTTATTTGGGTTATTTCCTTGTGCCATTCAATTCTTCCTTTGGTTTAGGCCTTGGTACCAATGAGCCAGCCGAACTCTTTCGCCTTCTCTTTTTCTTCCGACATGTGATCCCAGCCTTCGAAAAAGCTGGTTCGGTCGTTGAAGCCATATTGGCCTCGAATTTGACTATTAAAGTTCGTTCTGGTCATGGTCATGGCGTTGAGGAAAGCTTCTCGATACTCTTGTTCCCGCTGATTTGCGATGAGGACCGTATCCCTCACCCAGCAGCCGATGGCCAAACTCATAACTAAATCATCATTTCTACCCTTTGCGTGCTCGGCTTTCCCATTATTCCAGATGAACGTACGAAGCTCATCAACCAATCGAAGAGACGGCAAAGTAATAGAGTTGTGTCGAATATATTCTTCTAGCTTTGCAACGAGGAGCGGGCGGGTCTTCGTCGACGTTGTAAACCCTGGTATTGCATTGCTATGACCCTCTGCTGCAATCTGATCGACGTATTCGTGGCTACCCTTCAAACTATGATAAACGTTGCGGTAACCCCTCTCCTTGAGGCGATTTAGGACGGCGATGCCGAGATTGTTATTTTCTACTACAATCATACACTCGCCATATTCCATGCCGACCTGGAAGAGGAAGTCAGAATACATATCGTGCTCGGGCTTCCCCTTGTATTCGGCGACTACCGCCATTGTGTCCAACCGAATAACATGGAAGGCGGAGTAGTCATTGCCATCTCCACGGGAAACATCGGCTACCATGAGATAGCTGCCCTCCTCGTTGAATTCCTGCCAGATCCAATAATTTCTATCAAAGCCCGTTCGCCGTACGGGCTCGGTGCAAGCCTCTTCAATTCTCTCGATATCTTCGGGAGCGATGACGGTTTCGCCAGAGAGGTTGAAGGAACAAAGAAGCTCGGCGGCGATCTGCCGCTTGCTCATGCTCTTCGTCTCTTTGTCAAACCACGCCTGGTCTCGATCGGGATGCACGTACCACATGAGGGTCGTTAAATAGAAATCGTTGAGCCCCGCTTGCGCATCCATACATATGTTGTAAAACCACCCAGAAGCGCCAGCAGGGGTGCTNAANGCNATGCANNNGCCNCCCGTNCTCAANGTNTANTAAATNCCNGACCANAGCTCATCCATGCCCTCAACATACGCCGC